TCGGCGCTACTCTCTGGGGACTATACCCAATAGACAACCCTTTCTTTATGAAACCAAAAGAGCGCTACGGACTGTCCTTCATTATTGGTCAGTTCTTTGGTGCTTACAATCGCCACGCTGAAGTTCTGGGCGCAGAAATAAAGGAAGACTTCGAGCGCTCAATACTTAGATTTATTGCCGATGGAATAGTCCTACGCTTTGAGGATCTAACAGCAGTAGCGGGTCGTGTCGGCGGTAATCGTGGCGGACTACAAACTATGGACCGCGCTAGCATGAACGAACAAGGCACCGACTATCTGCTAAACAATTACCCAGAGTTTGTTGCTGAAAAGAAATCCAGATCTAATGGCTACCGAGAAATAAAGCTGCGTAATGTCTAGGACAGGCAGACCACCGAAGCCAGCGGAAATCAAAAGAGCCTTGGGAAACCCAGGAAAACGCGCGTTGCCCAACGAGAAAACAATCGTAGCTTTACCGCAGATAACCCAGACACCAGAAACTAGCAGACCTCTCGGCTCACACGGTAAACAATTCTGGGACCGCGTCTGGCAAATGGGATCTACTTGGATTAGTTCAAACACAGATTACGAAGCCATGCTAATGACTGCCGAGATGATTGACGAGCGCTGGAACTTGCGCGTAAAGGTTATGACCGAAGGGCAAGCGCGGGATCGCCGAGCGCTTAGGGACTTAGATCGCGCAATCCAAAGCCAGTTATCTCTACTGGGGCTGACTCCTGCGGATAGATCGCGTCTGGGTGTGGCGGAAGTCAAGAAGTTGAGCAAGATCGCCGAGCTAAGAAATATGCGAAATGAGTAGTTATCCACCGCGCTGGATTACGCCAGTTGAAAGGTTCGACCACGAAACCAGTAGAGCCGAACAGATTATGGCTTTCGTTGAAGCCTACGGACTACAAACCAAAGACACCATCGCAGGTAGAGCAGGTAATTCTCTAGTGCTACGCGATTGGCAGCGGGAACTGATTAGGGATCTATTCGCCGAAGACGAAGACGGCAAACTACTTCATAGAACCGCACTCGTAGGAATGCCTAGAAAGAATGGCAAAAGTGCGCTCGGATCTTCACTAGCTCTATGGTCGCTTTACTTAGGGGACAATGGTGGCGAGGTTTACAGTTGTGCTGCTGAAAAGGAACAGGCTCGTATCGTGTTCTCTGACGCAAAGCGCATGGTAGAAAATAATCCTGACCTAATGGAAATGACAAAGCTTTACCGAGATGCGATAGAGGTAGTAAGCACAGGATCTATCTACCGAGTTCTATCTGCGGAAGCTTTCTCCAAGGAAGGTCTATCGCCTACCTTCGTAGTGTTTGACGAACTTCATGCTACGCCTAACCGTGAACTGTTTGATGTTATGGCTCTGGGTATGGGTGCTAGGCGTGAACCGATGTTGCTTTCCATAACTACTGCTGGGGTAAAGACAGATAGCACTGGGCAAGATTCAACTGCGTATAGCTTGTATCAGTATGGGCAGCGCGTAGCGCGGAAAGAAATCGAAGATCCCAGCTTCTTTATGGCTTGGTGGGAAGCACCAGCGGAAGCTCCTTATCAGGATCCGAAAACATGGCGTGAAGCTAATCCTGCTTTTGGAGATCTGAACGCCGAGGAAGATTTTATAGCTATGGCTCGGCGGACGCCCGAAGCTGAATTTAGAACCAAGCGCTGTAACCAATGGGTAAGCTCTCAAAATGCTTGGCTGCCATCGGACAGCTGGTTGCCATTAGCTGTCAGCAAGGAGCTAGACCCCGAAGCTGAATACATACTAGGCTTTGACGGCTCGTTCAATCAAGACTGTACAGTCATCGTAGGGTGTCAGATCCCGAAAGATGAAAATGAAAAGCCTTATCTGTTTTTGGTGAAGGCGTGGGAGAAGCAGCCAGAAGATACTGATGACTGGCGCGTGGATACGCTGGATGTTGAGAACGAGATAATCAAGTTTGTTCAGAATTATCCAAGGACTAGGGAAGTGGCGTGTGACCCTTTCCGCTGGCAAAGATCTATGGCAGTTCTTCAGGACAAGGGTGTGCCGATTGTTGAATGGCCATCAACTTCGGTTAGGCGCATGGTTCCTGCTTGCCAAAAGTTCTATGAGAATGTGACAGAAAGTAAACTAGAACACGACGGTAATCCATTACTAGCGCGACACCTAAGCAACGCAGCAGTAAAGATTGACAATTACGGACCAAGAATTGTAAAAGAACACAGACACAGCTTGCGAAGGATTGACGCAGCGGTAGCTGGTATTATAGCTCTAGACAGAGCGCTAACAACTCATGAGAAAGAGGAACTGCCACCAATCCCGCAGTTCTTCATTTAGGAATAGACAATGGCAAGTTCAATACAAATTATTGGGGCAGCTCTAGTTTCGCTTGGGGTTAGCTTGGTATTTCCACCAGCAGGATTAGTTGTTGCTGGTGCTTTGGCAATTGTGTTCGGAATTAGTTTGGAGAAGAAGTAATGCTTGGAAATCTATTTGAAAAGAGAGCAATCTCTTACCAGACTATTTGGGGTTCGGGAGATGACTTCGATCTAGGCTCACAAGCTGGACCGCTTATCAACAGCGAGACCGCTTTCCACATCAACCCAGTCTTCTCAGCAATCAGCCTAATCAGCGACACAATCTCAACCCTTCCGCTAGACGCTTATGTTCGTGAAGGTGGCGAGCGCCGAGCGCTGAGACCTAGACCAGCTTGGGTTCTAAAGCCAGATGTAGATACAACCAAGGAAGCCTTCTACGGATCTATAATTGTGTCCTTGCTTCTAGACGGAAACGCTTTTATTCGTGTTTACACACAGAACAATCAGATCGTAAACCTAGTTGTGCTGAACCCGCAGACAGTTGAAATCAAGCGCAACGGACTAGGTCGCTTGATGTTCAATGTTCAGGGCGAGGGCAAGCCACTAACTAGCGAAGAAGTAATCTTTATTCCAGATGTTGTTAGACCAGGAAATCTACGCGGAGTTAGCAGAGTAGACGCGCTGAAGGATAACTTTGGCTTGGCTAAAGCACTAGAAACTTACGCAGCTAGATTCTTTGGTCATGGCGCAACTACCAGCGGAATTATTGAATACCCGCACGATCTAACATTCGAGCAGTCGCAAGGTTTAGCAGCAGCATTTGACGCAAAGCACAAGGGTCTAAGAAAGTCTCACAAGACTGGAGTCCTATCTGGTGGCGCAACTTACAAACCAACAAATGTTCCGAACGATCAGGCGCAGTTCCTAGACTCTCGAAGAATGGCAGTAGAAGATGTGGCTCGCGCTTTCAATGTGCCACCGCACCTACTCGGACTATCGGGAACTAACTCTTACGCTTCGGTTGAGCAGAACAACCTAGCGTGGGTCACTCATGGATTACGACCAATCATTTCTAAAATTGAGAACGCACTATCTCCGCTTCTAGCGCTAAGTCCTAATGGGCAAAATGCTTTCTTGCGCTTCAACATAGATGGGCTACTTCGTGCCGACATCAACTCACGCATGAGCGCTTACAGCATCGGTCTTCAGTCAGGCTTCTTGACAATCAACGATGTTCGTAGGCTTGAGGATCTTCAGGCTATTGACAACCCAAGCGCCAACACAGTTCGAGTGCCACTAGCAAATGTGAATGTCGAAGATGCTGCGCTAACTGGAACGGACAAGAAGGTCAGCATGGCGCAGAAGCTAGTTATTTCTGGATTCGAGCCAGCTCAGGTTCTAACCGCGCTCGGACTACCAGCAATCACTCACACAGGAGTCCCAAGCACCCAACTTCAAGCGCTCGCGCAACTAGATCCAGAAGATCCACTAAGCACATACGAGGTTCAGTAATGATTAGTCCAGCAAAGTACAACATCACAGCGTATCAGGGCGCGACCTTCGATCTAAACATGACTTGGGCAGTTGGCGGGACTCCTGTCAATCTAACTGGGTATACCGCAGCGATGCAAGTCCGAGAAAACACTAATTCCACAGGAGTAATTATTGGTTTAGCTTCTGGCAGCGGAATTACGCTGGGCGGGACTGCGGGAACAATAGACATTAGCGTTTCGGCTACGACAATGGGCGCAGCTAACGGCGGTACTTATGTTTATGATCTAGAAGTAAGTTCAGGCGCGCAAGTCACAAGGCTAATTTATGGCTCGTTTACAATTACTCCCGAGGTGACTAAGTAATGTCAGCAGTCACTCTAACTATTATCAACAACAACAACGATTTAGCTATTACAGAATCACCTACTGTTCTTACGCTTGCCAATGCTGGTCCTCAAGGTATCCAAGGTATTGTCGGTCCAGCTAATACTCTGAGCGTAGGCACAGTAAGCAAGTCAAGCGATGACACCGCTGTTGTGACAATTACTGGTTCTGCCCCAGCTCAAACAATAAACTTCACTTTGCCAAGAGGGTTACAAGGCATTCAAGGTATTCAAGGCGAAACTGGTGCCACAGGTGCTACTGGAGCAACTGGACCTACTGGACCAACTGGCGCAAAAGGTGACAAAGGTGACACAGGACTTACAGGACCCACAGGAAGCACAGGCGCAACAGGCGCGACAGGTCCACAAGGTCCAGCGGGACCACAGGGCGATAAAGGTGATACCGGAAATACTGGTGCTACTGGACCGACTGGTCCCACAGGTCCGAAGGGCGATAAAGGCGATACTGGCGATCAAGGCGCGACTGGCGCGACTGGCGCACAAGGTCCGCAAGGTATTCAAGGTGAAACAGGACTAACTGGACCAACAGGACCACAAGGCGCTACTGGCGCAACAGGATCTACTGGTGCGACAGGTCCGCAGGGTCCAACTGGGGCAACTGGACCGACAGGACCAACAGGGGTAATTGCTGCGACCTCACCAGTCGCTTACAACTCTGAAACTCAAACAGTTTCACTTTCGGCAACAACTATCACCGTAAACGGAACCGCTGTGTCACTTGGCGGAACCATAACAGTAAATGCGAGGCTCGCCTGATGTCAGTAATGACTTACGCGTACGATCTAGTAGCAAATGTGCGGACTTTAGTAGTCCCACCTAAAACTATGTCGCAGGAAGTTTGTATTCATAATCACGAACATCAGGCAAATAACGAAATCTTTTTGGGCAATTCGGGTGTGACTCTTGCTAACGGAATGCACGCAGTCGCAACACAAACTAGCATCATTACGCTGGGTCCGAATGACGATCTTTACGCGATAGCAAATGACGATTGTAATCTACGAATTATGGTGGTGACTCAGGACTAATGCCTTATTACATAACTGGCAAAAACGCAGAGTGTGACGGCTGGGCTGTCGTAGATGGCGGAGATGGCTTTTACGGTTGTCACACCACTAAGGCATCGGCGATCAAACAAGCGGTAGCCATAAGCCTAAACACCGATGAGCCATTTGACGGCGAGCGAGCAGCAGTCGGTCAGCTAAAAATTGGGGACTATGTTAGCTGGAATGTTGATGACCCAAAGATACTGGCACAGGTTGTAGAAGTAAACGGCGAGTATGCCGTATTGCGTATTTTTGAGCTAGAAGACAACATGGTGTATTCACCAGAAGACAAGCTTATGATCCTCAACATACTAAAGCTCACGCGGATCCCTCGTCCAGAAATGGTGGCTTATGAAGCCGACACGATGGAAGAAGATCCTGAAGAACCAGAAAGCATGGATGACCCGAATGAGCCGACAGATCCAGAAGAAGATCTTGTTGAAGACGCTCTAGAAGAAGACAGGGCGGAACCAAACGCTCTATCCGAAGGGGACTTTGTATCTTGGAACTCGTCAGGCGGACGCGCTCGTGGTCGTATTGAATACATTATGCGCGAAGGCACACTAGGTATTCCTGATAGCAGTTTCTCAATCAACGCGACTCCTGAAGATCCTGCTGCGCTGATTCGTATCTATCGTGAAGCAGATGGCGAATGGAACGAAACCGAAACCCTAGTCGGACACAGATTCTCTACGCTGACTAAAATCCAGCCTCTAACTAGATCTGCCGACCTAGAAGATCGCGCAGTAAACCTAACCCCACCAGCCTTTATGAGAGCAGCAGCACGACAGGGCTTGCGCTACTACGAACAGGGCTTGGGCGGAGATGGCTTAGTAGACGCAACTATTCGGGAGGCTCGTGCTATGGCTGCGGGAAATGTGACTGCTGACAAGTGGGTGCGGATGGGAGCTTGGATCGCGCGACACACATCAGACCTAGATGCGCCAGCAGCAAACCCAAGCAACGAAAACTACCCAAGTGCTGGTGTGGTTGCTCATTTGCTTTGGGGATCTGGTCCAAGTAAAAGATCCGCACAAAGGGCATTAGCTTACGCCAACCGAGTGAAGGCTAAACTGGAAGAAGAAAATCGCGCAAAAATTAGCGTAGAAAGTGAAAGCATGGCAAAAGTAGAACAAAGAGTTAGCGTGTCTGAATTTGAGATCCGCGAAGACGCAAATGGTATGACCTTTGAGGGATACGCAGCAATCTTCGATTCCCCAAGTGAGCCACTACCCTTTATTGAGCGTATCAAGCGCGGGGCATTCAACCGCAGTCTAAAGCAAGCTCGTAACGACATCAAGCTACTCTGGAACCACGACACTAGCGCAGTTCTAGGATCTACCCGCGCTGGAACTCTAAAGCTCGTAGAAGATGATCGCGGTCTAAGGGTGTCGGCAACGCTACCAAACACGACCAGCGGACGCGACGCTGCGGTATTACTAAAGCGCGGAGATGTAGATTCTATGTCTTTCGGATTTAGTGTCCCTGCTGGCGGAGATACTTGGAACCAAGAAGGCACAGAGCGCACACTAAAGTCTGTTCGACTTCACGAAGTCTCGATTGTTGCTTTCCCTGCGTATACCTCGACTGCTGGCACAACCTCAGTTCGCGGACTCGCAGCGTTGGCGGAAAGAGCTTTGCTAGATGTAGATGAACTAGCTGACGCAATGTTGCAACTAGAAGAAGGCAAGGATCTAACTCCTGAAGCAGCAGAATTGCTACGCACCGCAATCAGCGAACTAGCGCCGAAAGCCGAACAGACTTCAGAAGCTATTGCGGAAGACAACGGAGATCTTTCGATGCTAGAGCTGAAGAAACTCAAACTCAAACTGATGGAGATGTAATGGCTACCAAACAAGAAATCAAAAACACAATCCTAAACACCGCTGGGAACCCAGAGTCAGGTGTAGTTGTTCAGTACGCAGATTTGTGGGCTGAAGCAATCGTCAAGCTGATTAGTGGAGGGGCACAAAGTAGTGCCGATAATAACTCACAATCTAGCGAGACAAAAGAAACGCGTGTCGTAGGGGCTGCCGAAAGGCGATAACCACGCGTTGCCCCAGCTAGGTTTCACTCTCTTACCTAGCTGGGGTTTCCCTTTACCCAGACCATGCCACCAGAGGCGCTGTGAGGCTCGTAGAGGGCTTTTGAGTCTTCCAGTAAGGGAATTACCCTACCCAGAGCGAATCGTTATTAAATCGTTATAAAGAAACGCGGTCAAAAGTAGCTAAAAATAGTCAAACACGCTAAACTCATTACATAGCCAAAAGGCTATAAAACGAAAGGACAAGAAATGAACGAGAAACTAGAGATTGCCAAAAATCTATGGGCAACCAAAATAGCAAAAGACCCGATTAGCCTGAATGACTATGATCTGTGGCGTGAGATTGACGGATCAGACACCTTGATCGGGCGTATCTATCAGTTCCAAAATGGCTGGGAAATTGACAGCGCTGGCGAAACTTACATTGGATCTAATTTGACCGAAGCCATCTACTCATTCTTAGGGAAGTAAGGGAAAACATGAGAAAACTACAAGACGCATTACTTTGGATTATTGGGCTACTACTAACCGCGATGGTATTGTGGGTCGTAGAGCGCGACCAGCTATTGGGCTACGCGCTTGGCGTGGCGCTCGCTGGGCTGATGTTCTTTGTGATTGTTGAGAGGGTGAATCCAAGAAGATGAAAGTTAAGGAGATCTGCGCTTGCGGATCTTCTTTCTTAGCCGAAGGCGATGAGGCAGCAACGCTATACGCCAAATGGGTCAAGCGCCATAAGTGTCCCGAACCGAATGATGAAGTCGAAACGCGCGAAGTAGAAATGTCAAGCACAATCGGATTTAGTGCCGATTACTCTGGGACTGGATTAGATCTCCCAGCAAAAAAATACGATCCTTGGGAAGACGAGTAGCCAGTTATCTGGTAAAGTAATAATCATCGGAAGTGAGTTAGCTCTGCCGAGGTAGCCAGCGTTAGCGCGGTATAAAAAACAATCAACTAACCAATAGGAGTATCACATGTCCTTTATCAAGGCACAGCAAGAACTTCGAGCAAACTTGGTCAGCCAGATCCGTGAAGTCACCGACTTCGCCGAAGCTGAAAAGCGCGGACTACTAGCTGAAGAAGTATCGAAGATTGAAAAGATTGAGGCTGACATTCGTTCAGCTGAAGAAGCAATCGGAGTTGCTACACGCAACGAGGAGAGAATGACCGCAGCTGCTGACGCAGGTCGCGAGTTCGTTCCAGCCACCGAGTCAAGATCAGACGCAGACATTCTTCGTCAGATCGCAGCAGGAGAACTACGCTCATTTGATTTCTCAAAGCGTACTCTTGTACCTTCCGACAACACAGTTCCAAAGTCCTTCTACGATGAGGTATTTCAGGTAGCTCGTCTAGTTGGTCCAATGCTAGACACCTCACAGGTTATCAACACAACCTCTGGCGAGAACCTAACCATTCCTACTTTGACCGCTTACTCAACAGCGACAATCAAGGGTGCTGGTTCAGCTATTGCTGACTCCGAGCCAACCTTCAGCTCGATTACTCTAGGCGCATACAAGTACTCATTCTTGGTACCAGTAGCCAACGAGCTAATCTCTGACGCTGGTTTCGACATCAGCTCTCTGATCGCAGAGCAGGCTGGAAACGCAATTGGTTACTCAGTAAACGATGGTCTAACCAACGGAACTGGAACCACACAGCCTACTGGTGTTAGAACTGTTGCTGGTTCTGGTATTGTTGGCGGAACTGGTGTTTCTGGCGGATTCACCGCTGACAACCTAATTGACCTTGCTTACTCACTAGACGGCGCTGCTCGCAGACTGCCAGGAGTTTCCTACATGGCTAACTCTGCTTCTGTTGGTGCGATTCGCAAGCTCAAGGACTCCGCAGGAAACTACTTGTATCAGGTCGGCGTAGGTCAGCCTGACACATTCGCTGGTTTCCCAATCGCTGAGAACCCTGCGCTACCTTCAGTTGGAACTGCTGTTGTTGGATCGGTGTTGTTCGGACACCTACCTAGCTACAAGGTTCGTATGGCTGGCGGTATTCAGGTTGCTCAGTCTGCGGACTACGCATTCAACCAAGATGTGACCACCTTCCGCGTGACCATGCGCGTTGATGGAAACCTGACTCACGCAGGACACATCAAGTACTTCAAGGGCGCAGCAAGCTAAACCCTAGTTGTAAGCAGATCCCCATCGGTACTTGCTATCGGTGGGGATTTTGCTATTCTGTGAGTATGACTAAAAGAGAGAAACCATTATCGGGCGCGGTTAGCGTCTGGTCTAATTCCTACGATTCCCCGACTGGCTATGGACAGCAGGTAAAACTTCTAGTAGATCGCTTAGTTCGCGATGGCGCTGAAGTCGCGATGTTGTCTAACTACGGACTAGAGGGAATCATCAACACAATCAACACACCATACGGCAAAGTAAAACATTTCCCGCGTGGGCTAGATCTATACAGTAATGATGTCGCGCCGAACGATCATCAAATGTTTATTTCTAAGTTCCCTGACCTGAACGATGTGTTCATCAGTCTTTACGATGTTTGGGTAATGAAGTCCAAACAATACGACAAGCTCAGAAAGATTGGCGCTTGGGTTCCTCTAGATCATGTGACAATGCCACCCGAAGTAGAAGCCTTTCTAAAAAAATCAAATGTGACGCCAATCGCGATGGCACCAAACGGAGTCCGTCAAATGGAGAAGCTGGGTATCGAATGTGAGTATGTGCCTCACGCCATAGACACTAAGGTTATGAAACCGACTTACAAATTATCCAACGGCAGAAGCGCTCGCGAACTAATAGCTCCAGAAGATAAGTTTGTAGTAGGAATGGTCGCAGCAAATAAAGCCAGCGGAATGGTTCACCGAAAGGCTTTCAGCGAAAACATTATGGCTTTCTCA